GCCAGCAATCTTCTCAAGGTTGGCTAAAGCCTTCATGCGGCGATTGAACTCATCGTTGCCGGGTTTGAGCGAGTCTCTCATACGCTGAAGCTCAGCAAGTTGCGCGGGTGTTAAAGCCATATTGACCCCAAGGTAGGACTGCCCAATTATAGAGACAGCGCCCGTTTAATCAACTGGTTGCAGGGGCTGGAGTCGCACCAGCGGTCTTCTGGGTATGAGCCAGACGGGATACTGCTTCCCCACCCTGCGGTATAGGTTGTTGGTGGCTACTGGGCCAGTCAATTTACCACCGCAGTCTGCAATGGAACCACCAACACGGCTGAGGACTGCTCTTGCGGAATTGCAAAGCAACTGGGTGTATACCCCCAACAATCCCCATGCGTGTTGAGGGTGCTCTAACACCCCACAACTCGTCCCTGCGCTAACAGGGAAGTCTTTGACAACTAAGTCTCAACGCCTTAACTTTATCACACCGCATACGGATTCTCACGCTTGTTCTGATAGCCCGCATCAATCACATCCTCTGGGTCATAGTCTTCCCTTGGTGGCGGGTCAATGTTCAGCCATCCATAGTCCCGCAGATACCGCAGGCCCTGTGACAGGGCATCCACATAGTCGTCGTGGACGGTCTCAGGGAACGCGCAGACTTGACTCACCATGCCCTCGGCCCAGTCCCTCACAAAGCCCTTCTTGACGCCGCTCTCAGGAACCCATACACGGCCCGCCTTGATGATGTTGGACACAATGTTAAGGCGTTGCATTTTGTCGGCCTTCCCGGGGTTGTAGGCCAGCACAGGCAGGTGCGCACGGGCCAAGTCTTGGATCAGGCTGATGCCCGCTGACTTGTCCTCAACAATGATCAGGTCAACACGCTTCTTGCCCTTGCCCTCGCCATATACAAGCTCGTACTCCTCGATCACCTTTGGGCGCAGGTCAGGGTACTGCATATGATCCTGCCAGCAGTCCAGTATCAGGACGCTCATGGGGCCATCCAGCGGCTTGTACACGCCAAGCGTTATGGCCGCAGTCGGGTCGTTGGCCGTCTTGTCTGAACTGGCGCAGTCATAGGACTGGATGATGTACTCCAGCGGAGGAATAGGCTTGCCATCGGGCCACAGGCGGAACCAATCGCGCTTGATGATGCCAGACTCTTCGGGATCAATGATCTCGGCATAGATCTCTTGCCTGCCAATCTTAGTACCCTCGTATTGCAGGATCTGCTTCTGGAAGGTGTCAGCAAGGTTGGCAATGTTGTCGTATGTGGATGCGGTCACCACGGCCACATCGTCACCGTTCCTGCCGATCAACTCCATGATCAGGTCTTTGGGCTTGGGTGTGGTGGTGCAAATGATCTTTGTATGCTTGCCCAAGCGGACGCCGAACATGATCTGATCCCACGCCTCTTGCAGGTATTCCCACGCCGCAAGCTCATCGCACCACGCACCGTGGAACTGCGGGCCTCGGAACCGCTCAGGCTCTGATGCAGGAATACCCTTGATCAGGCTCCCGTTGGTCAGGCGTATCTCGTGCAGGGCCTTGTTGTAGTCCTCAACGAATTCCTTGGGGATGATGGATTGCAGGCCAGAGTCGCCCTCAAAGCATGTTGCCCGCACGTCGGCGGATGTTGGGGCCGCCACCAGCCACCGGGTGTTGGGTTGCTTCCATGCCCACCAAGCGATCTGCTCAGCCGCTGTACGGGTCTTTCCAGCCCCCCGGCCAGCCAACAATAGCCATATCGTCCACCAGTCACCAACAGGCAGGACTTGGTGCTTGTGGGCCTTTGACAGCCATCCTGTACGCCAAGCCCACTCAAGCTTGTAGTTGGTGTCAGGGATGGCGTCGAACTTGGCCCTTATCTCAGGGTCGGCCAACAGGTCAAGGACGTCATCAGACATTCTTCTCCTGCTTCTTTAGCTCGATGTTCTGCATGATGGCGTCAAACAGGGACTTGGCCTCCACATGCACCTCGACGGGCTCTTCCTTTGATCCAGCCAACTGCATGCGCTCGCCGTACTTCTTGGGGTTGAACTTGGCTAACAGCTTCAGGCGCGTCTCGATCTGTAGCTTACGGTGGCCCAGCATGTCCTCAACGGTGGTGCTGGAGCCCTTGTCGCTCATGTGCTGAACCTGACCAAACTTGGGCGTATCAGCGATTACCAAGCATTCCTCGGCCATTGCATCGTACCCAAGATCCCTAGCTCGCGCGATGGCTCCGGAAAGTCCCACGCCCTTCTCGCCCAAAGCATCATCACGATACATCCAGTCATACACCGTCTGCCAAGCTGGCATGTGATCATCCCTACATATCTGCCTCAATGGCTCCCCCTCACTCAGCCTCTTACATATCTCTGTTGCAAGCTCAGGGGTGTACTTGGATGGCCTACCCATCTTTTTTGTTGTCGGCGCAACGGCTACTACTTCTGTTGTATTGGCTTCTTTATTGGGCGCAGGCTCCCCAGAAGGGGTAATCTGCTCTCCTCGGCTTTTCTTCTTGGTTGCCATTGGTATCTCCGCTGGTATTGCTTTCCCCTATTTTAACTTTAAGTTTGTCCTTTTTCAATCCGTGTGGCTTTTTCATGATTATGTCGACCAAATCGTCGTCCCTCTGCATCAGGGCCTTGTCTGACACATTCCAAGACATTCTTTGTCTCATTGCCCTGAAGTCCATGTCCGTGATGCGCTTGCCTGCGCTCATGTTTGTGCCGAACATAAGCTTGCTCAGGAACTGGTTGTGGTCGATGCCTATCAGGTGACAGTATGCAATGAACGTCTTGGACTTGAAGAACACAACGGACTTTGCGGCGGCTGGGTTGATGTTCATGCGCATCTTGGACTCGTGGTCGCCCGGCCTCGTCATCAGATCCCTCAGCGCGTTTGCAATGATGGCCGCAATCAAATGAGCCGACCTCTTTGCCTGCTCATCCTGAATAGATTCACTGTAAAAATTAATCATTACTTTTCTTTCCTCGGTCTGTTGATAAGTTGGCCGCACTCGTGGGCCTCAGCATTGGCTTTCGTTAAAAAAACAAACTCGCACTCCTTGCACCGCCAGATCAATCCCTCCACCACCTCGATCCGACGATCACCGTGCATGCCACGAACCCTTCCCCAAAATGTTTTGATCATCTCAAGCACTGCTCTTCCCCCACTTTTTGCACAACCTCTTAACTTTTTCGGATTTCTTTTTCTTGTTGCATATCTTGGTGATGGACTTGTCCTTGGCCTTAACTTGCAATTGAGAAGGCGTCATCGGGACTGGCTCGGCAGGGTGCAGGCCGTTCCAACCAACAATACTGAGTAAAGCGCCTACGATCAATTTGTCAATCATGTCACTGCCTCTGCGCTGGTATGCGGTTCAGGATCTTCTCGGCCAGTTCTGGTTGACCAGCATCCCTTGCAATGTCTGCGCTGGCTTCTCGCTCGATCATCAGGGCCTGCTTGATGGTCTCGATAGCCAGAGTCATTATCTCAGCCTTGGCAATGGTCAGGGCATCATCAAACTCTTGTTGGGTGAAGAATGTCACCGCGCCTTGGCTCCCCAACAGTTGTCGGGCCAGTTGGCTCATCTCTTTTTTCTCAGTCATTTTGTTCTCCTAGATATTCACAAATCTATGAGTTTTGTATCACTGTGCGTGTACAACGTATTCGCACCTGCCCTCGTTCAACGGCGGCGCAGTTACAAACCAAGGTGTTCGCTCCCCTGCGGGTTGTTGTTCAAGAACTCGTCGGCAAGTTGCACAAGGTGTAACCAACTGGGTAGTCTCGTCTCGCCAGCCGTTGCATCGGCAGATGTCAAATGCCAGTGTCATTAACAGTCCCCATAACTTCTGCCGTGTCCGGCTTCAATACTTCAATCATTGTTCTTCTCCTTGAGTGCATCAATACAGCCATCTGAATTAAATTTCACGATTGCCCAAGGGTCGATTGCATAATGCAATTCTGCTTGTGTCATAAGTTTCTTTATTCGTGTATTGCCAATCCACATTTCAACTCCCGCAAAGGCCACAGGCTCTTGCTCAATCTCTTGACCCAACCTCTGCACTTCATACATGGCGTGTTCTCTGATGGCTTGGCGTAGGGATGTGATGGCTGGGCCGCACAAATCATGTGATTCCTGAACATGATGTAACGGAGGGTCAATATCCCACGCACTTAGTTCTTCCGCTAATGCAGACTGAGACTTTTCTAATGCCTCAAGCCACTGTTTCATTGCTTCAATCATGCTTGTTCTCCTATGGCTTCTGCGTCTAGGCAAAACAATTCAATGATTTCTTCAAGCTCAACAACCCTATTTTGAAAATGACAAGCAATTTCCAGCAATCTCAAAAATTCTTCACGCTCATTCATGTTTGTTCTCCTCTGGCTCTGATGGCTTTGGCTTCCATGTCGCGCACTGCATCCATTAATTCGTTTGCTCCTGTTTTACGAGACTCAAGTAACTTTGCACAGGCTTCACGTTCTTTGGCGGCTACCAGTTTGGCAAAGCGTATAAGATGCTTAGTCAAATCTATTCTGCAGTCCCAAGGAGTTGTGCGATCTTCCGCACTAAAAATTAACTTTGCCTTTGCTCCCATTTCAACAATTTCACTAATTTCCTTTTTTTTCATGACTCACCCCTTGCCCTGATGGCTTTGGCAAATTTTTTACCCCACGCTTCTATGTCATCCAATGCGTTTAGGTTGGTAACGATACCCAAACCATCGGCACACACCCTTGCACAAGCTTCGCGCTCTTTGGCGGCGACCAGTGCGGCAAATTTTGTCATTGCGTCCATATTTATACGATCACCGGGCGTTGTTACGATGTAGCATTGAATTGCAAAACGAATAATTTCATCTTGTGTCATCCCTGCCCCCGTTCTGCATCTTGTCAAGTGCATACATGAACACCGCGATACATACACCGCCAAGGCCAAAGCCAATGAACAGCGCGGCAATTAAAGCAAATACATCTAAAACCATCATTTCTCCTTCGAGGGCCACTCAGCCCAAAAAATAGGACGACCAACCAGCCCAGCATTCTTTGACGCCTGCTGGATGAATTCCTCGGGGCTCACCTTGGCAGGGAAAAGCCTCTGTCTCTCGGACAACTCCTGCAAGATTTCATAAGCGGCCTCGGTGTACCCATCACGCAGATAAGACATGGCCTTGAGTATTTTTTCATTCATCTTGGTGCTCACTCCTCATGATGCGGCGCTCCATCTGGCGCACCGTCCGTTTCAGATTGGCGTTCTCGGCCTTCAGGCGCTCTATTTGGGCCTTGTAGGCGGTCAAACTGGCCTGAGCAAGGGCAAGGGTGCTTGCCCCGCCCTGCTGGCCTTCTTGGGGCTTATTTGGCTCCATTGAGAACCGCCGTCAAAGCCTCGATCAATTGCTGGGCCTCGTCTTTGGTCATGGATGTGTAGGAATTGCACCCAGACATGGACAGGCTCAGCCACACGCCATCGTCGTAGGGGCTGACACGGATGTAACAGGCTCCATCCTTGGTCTTGATGAAAAAGTCCAAATCGTCGCTCATGATTGCTCCTTGTTGGTCAGGTGATCCTGCACAGCATTTTTGATGTTTTGCAGGTACTGCAACTCAGCCGCCAATGCGCCGATACCCTCGAACTTGGTATCGCATTGCTCATTCACAAAGGTAAGGACAAAGTCCAGACCAGCCTCAAATCCTTCTTTCCACTCGTTTTTTGACATGATTTTCTCCAGTTACCCTGCTTGTTGCAGTGATTGTGATCTTAACACAGAATTAAGAATAGGGGTAGGTGCTTTTCCTACCCCGTATCTTTTACGCCATAGCCAACTCTTCGATCTCCACCACGTTGGACTTCAGCTTGGCAAACTCGTCGGCCAGCGTCCACAGGGCACGGTTCAGCTTGACGTTCTCGTTCACGCCTGCCACGCCACGGGTAGTCATGCGACGACCACGGGCGGTGCGACCGGGGACGCCACCCTTAATCATGTTCTCCTGCACACGGTTGAATGTCGTCCACAGGTCGGGCTTCACGTCTTGGTGGCGGTTTGCGCAAAGCAGGTTCTCTGCATCAACGGGGGGCTTGTCGCCATCCCAGCGCAGTTGCAGGGCGGCATTGGCAAACACTGTTGCCTCTGCTGGGGCCAGCGTGATGGACTTGTAGGTGTCGATGCGGCTCATGATCTGCTCGGTGTTTTCCAGCACTCGGGTTGCACCTTCGATCACGTTATCCACGACGTTGCCATGATGGCGCACACGGATGTCGCTGAAGATGTCGCCAGCGATCAGGCCATTAGAGCACACAAAGCGGAACACGCCCGACAGCAGTTGGTAGCTGGATGAACCGTCGTGGGAGTTGACCAGCACAATCTCTGGCACTTCGTCGCCCATCAGGCTGGAGGCGTGACGCATGCGCACCATGTGCTTGGTGTGGTCGCGCTTGGTAATGTCGCGCACCTTGGTCTGGCGCACTTCAAAGGGCTGGAAGCCCTCAACGCGCAGGGCGTCGATCACCTTGATGGTGGGGATGAAGGTGTACTTCTCGCCACGACTGCTATGGGCCTCGTCGGCCAACACGCTGGGGGCGTAGCGGGCAATGAGATCGTTGGACAACTCGGTTTGTGAACGGAAGGCGGTTTGGTTGGAACCACGAGCAAAACGGTACATGATGATTTCCTTTGAAGTTGACTGATTAGCGTGAGGTGACTTTGACAGAGAACACAGCGGTGGTGCTGGTGTACTTGGCGACGACATCGTCGGTAATTCCGAGATCAGCAAACAGCTTCTTGGTGTCAACAGACTTGCGGTTTGCTTCAACGTAGATGGCCTTGAAGAACATGCCTTCGACGGTTTGACCGCCGTCTTTGATGCTGTCCTTGATGGCGTCAGCTTGTTTGGTCAACTCAGCAATTTGAGCCAACAGGTTGCCGAGGTGGTCGACTTGGGAGAGGGGCAGATCGTTTTTCATTTCAGTGTCTTTCAGTTACCCTGCGTATTGCAGTGACGCTATCTTAATTCAAAATTAAGATCACGCGCAAGCCCCCCAAATAATGTCCCTCAACTTTTGTTGGTTATTATCAATTTCAGGGTGTCGGCAAGGATGTCCAACTCATCTACGCCGTGGCGCTTGAAGTCGTCCCTCGTCCCGTGCCAGCCCTTGGAGCCCGTATGGTGCGCAGGGCACAGGGGGATCACAAGCCAATTGCTCTGGCGTTGCGCCATCCCAACACCCTCGCGTGGGTGATGCAGGTGGGCAGGGGTCTCCCCGAACCCCATGCGCCTGCACATGCCGCACCCAAGCTCGGCCACGGCACTCATCCATTCCTTCTCGTTCACAGCGTCAGCTTCTCTACTGTGCGGTTGGAAGCCTCTTGGCTACGCCACACATCCACCCTTGCTTGTGCGGCAATAAGCATCCACCGAAGCTTTTCCTCGGCCTCTACGGACTGCTTAATCGCCAACAGGTGCGCCCTGTAGTTGGGGTCGCTGTAGGCTTCGCGCTCTTGCGCATTGACGGCCTCAAACCCGTGGTGCAGGGCTGTCTTGCAAAGCTCTGCCTTGATGGTCTTGCGAAGCTCTTCCATGTAGATGCGGTTGGCCCGTGCTTGGGCATACTCGCCCGACTTGGCAATGATGTAGTCAATCGCTACGTTGGGGTCAATCATGTCGCTCATACAACCCCCACTCTTCCATCGCGGTAAACCAAGCGATTACTGAATCGGCTTGGCAACTGCAAGAATTGCTCTGCGTTTGGACGCACTGGGGCCTTTGCAAGCTCAGCACCGTCGTAGTGTGTCTTCACAAGGTACGCGCCAGCAGTTTCTTGCGGCTTGCGCATTTTTACTCTTCCCAGTTCGCTCAAGTAATCTTCGCCGCTTTTGGTGATGTTGTACATCTTGTTTTTGACGGCAACTCTTTCGTCGTTCAACATCGTTGTTATCACCCTGCCTTGGAAAAACGACATTGGCTTGTGAGTAACCTCATCCTTCCATTCTTCTGCGCTCATAATCTTTCTCGAAATTTTCTCAAGTGCTTTGTGGAACATTGACCCACGGCTATATGTGGACTTCATAACATCTCCAATTGGACAATTAAACTCCCCGGCTTCTCGCCAGAGACACGATAGATGGTGATCGGTTGGAATCGCTTGTCATCAACAATCAATGCATCAGCAACCCCATCCAACCCCGCCTTTGATGCCGCCAAACAATTGTCAGCATCACGATGCCTCTTATCGGGCATTACATAAACCAAGGTCACACGGATGTCTCCGTCCTTCCAAATAAATTCTTTGAGTTGTACCTTGGTCAAATAAAAACAATCCTCCTTGTACTTGTGCTTGATCTTGTGCGTCGCCGCCCAATGCGTACCGTTCTTGCGGTTGGGAAACAACTCCGCAGGCGGGAACGGAAGCTTGATGGTCAGTGCATGGGGCTTGTATGCATCAAACAGTGCGGGCAATTGTTCAACTTGGAACATCATTTTTTTTCAACTCCTCTATGCGTTTTTTTACCCTCATGCCCAAATCGGCATACATCTTGTCTTCCTTCTGAAGCGCGGCCACTCGATGCCTGACATAAGCAAGCCAGCCCTGTTGCATTGCCATGAATGCATACCGATCAACAAGGTGCTCAACGTGCTTCTCAACAAGAGACATCAAAACTCCGTGTAAAACTTCATTGGCTGGTCTCCATCGTTGCCAATGTATTGCTGGGCATCGTTGTTGTACCAAAGCGCGATTGAGGGCTCGTGCTCCCCGTTGCGTTGCTTGCGGCACAGCAGTCGTGCATCAGGCTCAGTCCTGAAGTTGGACTTGTCACCCTTGACCTTATAGTCATCTTCCTTGCGCTTGTTGCGCCACACCAGCATGACGTTATCCACCTGATCGGTAATCGAGCCTGAGCCCTTGTTGTCGTGCTTGTCAGGAACCTCGTTCTCATCCTTGGGCTTGCGCAGGTGATGGACAAGATGGATGTGGCAAGAATAATCACG